ATCAGACGGAGTAAGCGAGAGGGTCAAATTCACTTAGAAGGTCAAGGAGATGATGATGATAACATCTAACGTAGTAATTCTAGGTTTGATCGCTGCAGCCCTGGTGTGGTTGTTCAAGAGAGTTGGTTGGGCACCCGATGGAGTTCCTTCACTGTGGGTTACGATGGGTGTTGCGCTGATACTCGGCGCTGTTGAAGCTATGCTGTCCGGAGCATTTGCTGCGCTACCTACGTGCGCCTTACAAGATCCCGGGGTTGGCTTGCTGTGCGGCCTGGACGTAGTACAGAAGGTTGTGGGGAACGCTGGTGTCGTGTTCGTAGCCGCTACGACGATCTACAAACTCTTGAGAGTTACGATCGATCGCAAAGGCGCAGTTCTATAAGCAGCTAACCGGAGTTGGCATCGCACCTCTCCACCGCTAAACATCGCGGCTCCACACAAACCCAACTCTAGGATGCTGGTATAAAAAGAGCTCCTCTCCATGCCTCGAGAGGAGCTCTTGTGCTACTGTGTTACTGTATCAGTTAGCTCTTAAACGGATTGTAACTGATATCGGAGTCGAACGCTTCGTTCTCCTCCACGCGCTTGAACCAATTCACCACGAGATACGTGATTGGTGTAACAGCCACTTCGTACAACGTCTTCGCTACGGCTCCAGTCACGATCATGCTCCCGATAACCGACCACGGCAGTACGAGGCCGAATGCCAGTGTAATGAATATCGTAGTATCAACTGACTCACCACACAGTGTAGAACTGATCGTTCGCATCCATAGCCACTTGCCCTCTGTCAGTACCTTCACTCTACTCATCACGTAGGCGTTGACGAATTGGCCACACAACACACCGACCATCGATGCTACTACGATACGCGGTACCTGATATAGTACGTTGTGGTACTGTAGGGAGAACTCAGGATCGATTCCCGGAAGCGAGTCGGTGATGAAGTATATCAACACCATGAAAGCATTCGCAGCCAAGCCAACCCAGAAGATCTTCCGACCACCTGCATAGCCATACACCTCAACGATCACGTCGCCAAGAATGTACGAGAGAGGAAACAGAACCATACCGCCGGCAAACACGAAGGGTCCCAGCGACCAGATCTTTGCTGCGACCGTATTGCTCAACACTAAGATGACAGCAAACGCTGCCATGACATACGCGTACAACTTCCAACTTGGGGTACCCATTACATCCCTCTCCTTATGGTGGTTGTAGCTGGACCGTGACCTAAGTGGCCCGGCAGCTGCTCTGAACGCATCACCACTTGAAGTGGGATATCGTCGCCCAACAGTCTGGTCATCTCGTTGAATACTGTACGCGTCATTTGCTCGCCAGTCATACAACGCGACGATGCAAACGAACGTACCCAGCTTTCAAACGACATAAACTCAATCAGCGCTTCACCGGGCTGATACGTTATTTCCGGCGACCCAACGTACGGACCGCCCAGACACGTGCCCACATAGCTCGGCGTAAACGTTACTTCGTCTACACGTGAGTCGTTCGGCAGTATCTCAATACCATCAATCGACTTGTGTTCCATTTAGACATCTCCTTATGCCTGTTGTTTTTACTCTGGTGACCTACGACAGAGACCTACTAATTATCCATTCAAATCAATCACCCCCATTACCTCACGCGCGCTTCGCAGCCACTGTTCAGCTTCTTCCACTTTTGTCACAACCAGCGCAATCTCGCGAGCGCCTGGGCCACGGTTTAGCCTTTCCTTAAAACCATTAAGCTCACACTTCAAGCCGTCTAGCTGCTCAGCGAATGTCTCTAAGTTATCAGAATTTTTCCAAGCAATCACCCCCTCCCCCTGTGCTTTGCGAATCACCTGTTGAATGTTTGCCGCTTCGGCGCGATCACTAGCTTTTTCCCGCTCGAGTAGCTCTTCGTACGGAGTGTTCATTTGACGCTCCCAGCGCTCTACGAGCCCGGCTGGAATGGTCACGGTTCCATCCGCCTCGTGTCCGCTGTTCTCGAACATGTACCGCATCCAGCCTGACCACGACCCATGCGCGTACGCTGCAAGTACTTCAAGTTGGTTAGACATCTACTACCTCCTGTGCTTCTGCACCTCGCTTGAGCTGTAAGTGACTCTTCAGCAACGCTAACATCACCTCATTGGTGATCTTTATTTTTCGCGCTAGAATGTCTTCTACTACTTCGTCTACACTATCTGGACAGAACAACGTGTAGTACGTACATGGATACTTCTGACCGATACGATGGATACGATCTTCTGCCTGCTTCTGCTGAGCTGGATTGTAATGCTTCTCAATGAAGATGAGCTTTGATGCAGCTGTGAGTGTGTGACTCTCACCTAGCGATCCCAACGTACCAACGATTACCTTGATGTTGGGATCTTCTTGGAACCGAACCTTAGCTGCGTCAGCCTCACCCTCCTTCATACTGCCCATGACCTTGACGTACGGAATCTTAAGCTTATCCAGCCTATGACATATTCCTTCTACAGCGGCTCTGAACCAGGCAAGTACGACTACTTTACCATCCATGTCTGAACACATCTCAGCTGCTACATCTAGCTTACCAGACTGGTCTAGTTCAGGATCGACAGTTGCTGTCGTACTTAAAATCTGTCTTAATCTCAACTGTAGAGTCATTCCGCTTAGTGCTTCCAGCTCTTCCCCACCAGTAAGCTGCAGCCACATCTCTTCTTCCATCTGTTCGTACATCTTTGCCTGACGTGGTGCCATCTGAACTGGAATAGTAACGTACGTCTTTTCCGGCATCTCTTTGAGTACGTCTACCTTTTTTCGGTTGAGCATACGGAACCGCAGCTCTCTGGCCAACAGATCCGCATTCCTAGCCTTCGCACTAACCTTACGGTAACCCATGTAGTCCAGGTCGTATTCTACATACATCTCGTAGAACCGCCAATACGATGGGAATGCAGAGCGACCTGTTAGATGTAGCAGAGTCCATACCTCCGCAGTGTTGTTAGAGAATGGAGTACCTGTAACGAGTACCATGAATCTACTACGTATCAGGCGCATGTGCTCGAAGCGCTGCGTTTGTCGATTCTTAGTTCTGTGTGCCTCATCAGCTATCACCCAGTCAAAGCGATTGCGTCTAAGATACATGTGTACTTTAGGCAGCTGCTCCCAGTTCATGATTAGCCACCCACCAACTGCGTCGAACTGAGCTAGCGCCTCGTCTCGCTTGCGCGAGTGGCACAGATGCACAGGGGGATCTGTTTCTGACCATCTGTGTATCTCATCGCGCCACCACTCCATCATCGTGCGGTTACACAACAGTAGTACGCGATTACAGGCGTTTGACTCCTCTACTGCGACGATCGACGTAGCAGATTTACCAAGTCCAGTTTCATCGCATAGTAATGAGCGTTTGGACTTGATTAGGAATTGTACTCCTGAGCGTTGAAAAGGACGAAGTTCTGGTGCAGATGAGTGTTTCAAGACAGCGTCGGTCTGTTGTGATAGTAGCGCCAGCTCTTCTTCTTTCGTAACTATCTCCTGGTACCACTTCAAAACAGCAGGATCTAGCTGCAAACGCCCGCCGGAGCACTTGTTCGCGAACTCTAGTACTCGAGGTTCCGCAGGCGCTGTAAAGAAGCCAGGCTCTAACTTAATACCAGGCAGCTGGTAGAATTCACGTCCTCTTATTAGATGCGCTGGTACCTTTACCTTTTTTTGAGCGGGTGAATCGAATAATATCGCTGAAGTTGTCACCGTTTCCGTTTCTCCTTAACCATATGAGCGCGTGCCGTAGCGCATCGTACGCGTGCTTGTTGATTGCGCCTTGATCACAATCTACCCAGATCGACTTTGCTAGCGACGCATTCTGGAAGACTATAGGCACGTTCGCTTTCTGACAAACGAACTTAATTACACCAATAACCTCTACTGCTGGAAACGTACTCCAGCTCTGCGCCTTAGCCCTACTCGGGTACAATCTAAACGCCTCTACGACAGCTACATCCGGCTCGTACCCATTAACGAGCTTCGCAGCCCAAGAGAACGCCGGGAACTCACCGGACAGGAACGTACGATTTTCCGTCTCAGAATCTACTAGAGCCCACCCTGTTGTTTCGCCTGGGTCAAACGCTAGTACCCGCAACGGCCTGCTCCCATCTGCGCACTTGCTGCGCTAGCTCATCCAACGTGTTCACAACATACAGATGTGGCCGCGCCAAACGCATTTGTATCTCGACGTCCTGTTTACGTGGGTAATCAACATGTACACCTACGAAGATCGGCTTGTTCTGTGCCGACCAGCGACCCAGCTCGAACAGAACGATCGGACACAATGTCTCGTATGGAAACCAGAACAGCACAGCATCCGCTTTCTCCAAGTGTTCATACTCCCAAAGGATCTGCGCGTGTGCCGCCATCGGATCGTGCATCGGGAAGTTCTCACGACGAGGATTCAGCAACGTTAAGGGATCGCCTTCGAATAGCTCCCGTATCTCTTGCTGCCAATCCGGACAGTTTGTGATTCCGCCAGCCATGAATATTCTGGCGTGCTTACTGACCGTTAGTTGCGTTGGTGACTCAATGTATTCCATTAGTCAAGCTCCTTTAGAGTACCCCAATTTGATCCAACTTGTATGTCCGATGTAAATGGTACTGAACCGTCTGTGTACTGCATCGGCGTTGACTGCATGATAGACTGCATGCCCTTAGATACTTCTTGTACAAGCTCGTCGGGACATTCCACGATGACGCAGTCATGCACTGTCAGCATCACGTGTGGTCGCGGCTCTGGAAACTGCATAAGCCACTTGTGTATACGCACCAACGAAATCAACGTCATGTCTGATGCAGGTGACTGACACATGAAGTTCACCGCTTGCCGCTTCACCTCTCCAAGGTTCGTACTCGTGATTAAGTCGAAGCGTCGCTTGCGGCCGAACATAGATGTGAGCTCCCCTTCATCACACGCTCGTCGCTTAACGTCTTCTGCCCACGCAACAGCTACAGGCATCTGGGCAAAGAACTCCGAAATGTACTGCACTGCTTCATTGGGCGACATTTGAGGTATGCGTACGTCGTGCGCTAGAGCGAACGAGCTACGACCATACACGAGTCCGAAGTTGACCATCTTAGCCGCTACACGCTGCTCGTGAGTGAACTCCGGACCAAACATGCGAATTGCTACTTCCGTGTGTATATCACGTCCCTCTGAATACGCTTTCACTAAGAATGGATCCTGTGACAGATACGCGAAGCATCGCAGCTCGGCTTGCGAGTAATCAGATTCGATGAACGACCACCCAGGCTTCGTTTTGAACATCGCTCTAATGGTCTTAGGCTCCCGAGGTATGTTCTGCAGGTTTGGATTGCGACTCGACAGTCTACCCGTTACCGTACCATGTAGCTGATACTGTGTGTGTATGCGACCATCAGACGCCACTACCTTCGGCATCCCCATGACGTACGTTGATTGCAGCTTCGACTGCTTCCTGTGTTCTAGAAGAGCTAACACGAACGGATGGTTCCCGAGCTGCTTCAATACAGCTTCTCGTGTACTTCGCGCATCAATCATAGGAAGCTTCAACTTGTTGTAGAGTATGTTGGCCACCTGCATCGGAGAGTTCGAATTGAACGGAAGTCCGTTAATCCTATACAGCTCCTGCTCTAGATCGAACAGTTGCGTCTCCAGTATCGCAGCTGCCTCAGCCTGCACTGTTGGATCGTACTCAACTCCGTACAGCTCGATGTCTACGAAAGCATTCGACGCAGGCATGAGTATGTTATCGTGAACCCACAATAGCTCTGCGCTCATCTCCTCACGAAACAACCTATACAGTCTGAACGTGTAGTCACTATCAAACTTGGCGTAGTCGTGAAGCATCTCTTCCGGAAGCAAAGCGTACGAGTCCGTCTTCGGCTTACGTAGTAGGTTCTGTATCCCCCACTCCCAATCAGGCGCATCTAGCAAGCGCGCTGCTAATGCCTTCAAACCGTGCGTACCGCGACGCTCGTCTAACAAGTAATGCATCAACATGGTGTCTGAGTCGAACTCGAGCGTCAACTCGAGGTTCGCCTTAAGAAACTGAGCATCGAACTTACCGTTGTGGCCAACCCACTCTAGTCCCGGCTCGTCAAACAGGCGTTGCAGCTCCGCCAGCACAGGGGGAGAAGAGAGAAGCGATTCTCGGATGATCAATGTCTGCGCATGCTCCCATGTGATCACGATACATAGCACGCGATCTTGTAGCCTATCAAAGCCTGACGTTTCCAAGTCAAGCACTGCTACAGAATGCTGTCCACACTCTTTTAGGAGTGGCATCAAAGCTTCTACTGTCATGGGGTTGTCGACACGATCCGGCCCACAAGGCTGACTAAGCTCGACGGACGGCGGGGTACAAGCTTTCTGTACATCGTTCGCGAAGTCCTTAAACGCGTTCGGCTTACGTAGCACATACGCTGGGTGCACAGTAGGCACCACGGTCTTGCCCAACTCTTTATGGCGCAATAGACTTCCCCTTACTTGAGTGATACCACCTGCGTAGGGGAAAAGAGCGTGTAGTGCTGAATTGCCCAAGGCGAGTATGTGCTCGCTACTACATTCTGCTAACTCCGCGAGTAGTCGGTCTTTGCAGCAGGCTAACGACTTCTCGTCGATCTTGTTCCCGGGCGGCCAGCATAGGCACGCGTTGGTAATGTACACCGACACTCCAATAGCGTCTAGCGTACGTTGTAGGAGTTCGCCTGAGGGTCCCACGAATGGAACCCCCCTGCGAGCTTCTACTCTACCTGGTGCCTCACCAATAATAATGAGGTCCGCATCCTTACTGCCCGACCCGTACGCAACAGGCTGTCCATACAGTGGACATTCAGCGCACTTAGCGAATGGCGCAACGGGTACGATCGTCATTCTAATATCCTCCAGGTGAATAGTTCATGATCCTCATGAAAGCGGCCATGTTCTGCAGCGTGGTCTCTGGATGCGGATCAGCGAATGTAGCTTCGTTCAGTGAAATCTTGTTCGAGTGCGGCGTCATGGTGACGCCATTGATCCCTAACATGACTGGTACTGAAGTATCGATGCTATCGACCCAGTCCAGCTGCATCGCCGCAGTGACTATGTCGTCGGGTGTAGACCACACACCCAGGAGATGATGGCGCCTCCCATGCTGATGGTCTATCAGACCCTGCTCTTCTATACGTCGCAGGAAAGATGTTCGACTCTCGAAGTTACGCTCCATCACTTTTGGTAGACCAATGATTCGAACGGCTTGGTTGCTTGACACAAGCTTGTACGACTCGATCCACTCATCTTCGGTCTTTCCGTGTACGACAGCCATGAGATCTGGTGCGTAGTCAGGCGGTAGAAGGTGCAGGATCGAATCGATGTTTGTCTGCATCTCGGAATTCGTCTTCTCCGCATCGTCGAATGTGTCAGGTATGACAATGCAGTTAGCACTAATGTCGTGAGCAATCGTGACGAGCTCTGCGGCGTTCATTGCATAGCCCCGCTCAGTAACACCGTTGTCAACTATGACATAGTCACCACGCGCGCTCATCTGAACCCAAAAGTTCTGTATTTCATAGCCGAAGTGCGTAACGTGATGAGCCGGCACCAGATGGAAGTCAGTCACCGCTGAGTAATACCGTAGATACGGCGGAGCGATGAAAGATACCTTCATGCCCTCTTCCCCTTAGCGCGAGCACCTATTCGCGATCCCAAGGACGGAGACTTTTCTTTACTTTCCCCCGCCCCCTGTGCTTTGGCGGTGCCGTTACCGGTTCTGTGTGCGTTGTCCAGATCCTTGGCCCATTCAGCGTTCAAGACGTTGTCGGCTGCATGCGCAGCGCGCTCAGCATTCACGGCATCGTCGGTAACTGCTTGCACAGCTGCGTCGAGCTTAGCAGTCAATTCGGCGTCGGTGTCTTCACCGCGTTCGAGTCTGCGCATCGCCATCCACAAGGCGCCATAGGTGATGAGGTCCATCAGATTGTCGTCGATCGACTCATGCTCGGGTTCTGGTACGCGACCGTCAGGACTCTGAGTGAAAAGGGAGATGAGTCTATCCACCTTCTTTTGAAGCTCGTGCAAGAACGAGATCTCGCCAAACGGCATGCGATGCCAGACAGGTGTAACACGCTCGTAGTCTCTTCCCTTCGACGCGTGCAGCGCTGCGAGATCCTGCAACACTCGTTGAAAGAGGTCCTCGAACCGAGCTCCATCAACCGACATAGCTTGCTTCTCTCTTGCTGTAAACATATCTACCTCCAGTAGGTATAATGGTAGGGAGAGTGCACGCCCCTGCACACACTCCCCCTCGCCGTAAAAACCGATAGTTGTTCGTGTGAGCTCCGGTCAGTGGAACCTCACGTGTGGTATAACCGCACCAATCTGTATTCCCAATTCTTATAGGACCTCACCTCCCCCCTGTGCTATGCTGTTTAGCTGGTTGGCTGACAGGTGTGGTGTCAGCGTGCTAATGGTACCGGATACTCTTGGCACCCATTCCAATCGATGGGTATAGCATAAGCTACAGGATCGATATATCCGACCTGTAGGAATGCATCGATACGTTGTTGGCACGTAGCACACTGCCCGCATTGCTTCTCGCCGCCGTTGTAGCACGAGTAGGTTAAGTGTGCCGGCGCACCCAAGCGAAGACCCTCTGCTACGACGTCGACCTTAGTCTTGCGCACGAGAGGCGCGTGTATAGTAAGGTCTTTACGATCGTTTGCTACGCGCATGGTAGCTTCCATGATTGTCAAAAACGGTGCAGAGCAGTCTGGATATCCTACGTCAGCTGAGTGCCAGCCACCAATGACTTCTACGCAACCTTTCGAGATGGCATACTGCGTTGCCAAGCCAATCATGATCAAGTTACGCATCGGTACGAATGTCGGTGCAATCTCTATTGCGTACGCATGTAGCGGAGTGTTCGGCACTTTGCCGGTTGTTAGTGGACTTGCTGTTACCGGCAATTCCATGCGGTCAACCTGTTCAATACCAAAGAACTGTGCTACGAGACGTGCTGCAGCATACTCCTTGTCGGCATGATGCTGTCCGTAGCCGAACCAGATAGGATATACTGTACCAATCTCCCAGCTCCGCAACATCATAGACAATGCGACAGTGCTGTCTAATCCGCCGCTTAAAATGACTACGGCAGAGTGTAACTTGTGTGCGTTGTACATGTAGTGCCTCCTAGTTCGTACTTGGAATATTGATCACGATCCGACTCTCTGCTATCATAGAGTCTGGAACGTCAAGCCCTGATTCAACACAATGTTTTAGTGATATTCCATACATCCATTTGGAAGAACCGCTCATAGTGATGGATGCTGGCGGTGTTGCGTACTGGCCAGCTTCAGCAGACTCACCTTCCATCAGACGTTCTCTTAACTGCGCCTTGATCGCTTTCATGTCTAAAGCAGACAGTCCTTCTCTACGTCTCTTAGCTAGCCACCAAGGTACGCTAGTTGATAAATGTATCCACAACATCTTCGGGTCGCTGTCGTATCGCCAAAAGAACGGTGTACGTTCTTCAGGCATAGACACTGCGTTCACTACGTCCGTGATGAAGTCATCTACAGCTATCGTAGTTCTACCCGTGTCTATGTTTACAACCTCTGTGACTACGGCTGCAAACTTAGATCTAACTAGCTCAGCGTCTAACGCAGGTAGCTCTACACCATAAGGGATTAAGTGTTCGCGTAGTGACCAGTAACCTAGTAGACACGTTGTAAGGTTGCGTCTAACTCTATCCGGTATGGATGACGGAATTGCTTCTCTAGATATCGCAGAACAGGCTGACCACTGTGCATACACATCGTCAGCACTTCGTTGTAGAGTGAACTGAATATATCGACCTGCAAACGAATCTAGCTCCAGGTCGCGAATCTCGTTGAACGCATGCCAAGCATCTGATCCCTCTTTAATTACTTCCGGCCTGAGATTGACTTGTATCGTACGTTCTTGCGCCGCTGGATCACCTATAGCATCTTCACCATCTAGTGTGCATGGAGCACTCAGTGCATAGTCTTGCGTTGTTTGGTCTGCGCGTCCACGAGCGTCATGTCCATGATCGTAAGACAAGAGTACGTATCGTAGTAGCTTCCTAAAGGACTGATCAGCTAACGACGACCGCCTGAACTCTGCTAACGATACAGGCACTCCGTTCGTGGACGCGAGTAACGACAGTAAAACGAACTGCGTAGTGTTACAGTCCCACGTACGTGGCTCTATATATCCTATGAGCGGTTGCATGATCCCTAGCAGCGTGCTGGTCTTCCCCGACCCTCGCGTACCGTACAAGTTTAGCCATGGAAAGTTCACGTTCTTATCGTTGAGCACTGTCTTGTACGGCGTGGCCATATACCAAGAGATGATAGGCCAACTAACTTCAGGTTCGTTGATGTCGAATATTCGTGGAAACACTGTCTGTACGAGGTCTTCATACTCTTCCACAGGGACTATTCGATAATTAACCCCCGGAGCTGCTCTTCCAGAGCCTATGAATACAATATCAGCCTTGTCTAAATCTACTGCTTCAATCGCGCTTAGACAGCTCTCTGGACTGATCCAGAATTCCTCATGCCTGCCAATGACGGTAGTCATCTTCGCTTTTGGTAGGCCCTTCTCGCGTAGCTTCGTCATCAGGTATACTAATAGCCTACGTGCATGGTCGTCGTTACCCAGCCACTGCCAAGCTGCTATGTTCAGATGCTTCAACAATGCAGGCACCCGACTGAATGCGCTCTTCGGTAGTGGTATATCGTCCCAGGTATAGCTCTCAGCTGTTATGTGAACAAGTATGACATCTTCCTCTTCGCCTTCGAGCAGTCGTGTGGGCTCTATCGTGAACGTGGATATTTGTTTAAGTCCGCCCTTAGACGTCTCAGCCCACAAGACCCCATCACGTTCGAGGATACCAGATGCGTCCGACGACTTAGGTTCGTCCTCTTCCTTCTTCTGTGCATTCGTCATGGTGAGCTGCAAGTAACGCTCACCATCAGCAGCCTCTCTAAACTTATCGCCTGCTGGCTGCTCATGATAGATTGTTCGTATACATTCTTGTGATATGCCTAAGCGAGTTAGCTCTCTAACAATCGACCAGTCTCTTTCTGAACGTGACGTGAATCCTTCAGAGCTTCCCGATATGATTCGATCTAATACTGCTTCCGATACCTTTGAGGCTCCTACTATGTCTCTAGCTAGGTACCGTAAGTGCGGCCGAGCCAGTGTCATTCTGGCAGGCACAGGGGGAGAGTGTTTTACATTATGAGTTCCGGGCACGCGCATTGACCTATTACAGTTCCACACAGAGTCGCCGTGAACAGCTGTCTTCAGTGACTGCATAACTCCTTCGGCGTCAGCTGGCTCTATAGGATCTTGCAGCAGCCAGTACACGTGATAGCCAGTGCCAGTGAACAGCACAAAAGACGCGGGCAGGGCGAAGCGCATAGCGGCACGAAACGCACCGTCTATACCATCACCAAAATGATCCGCGTCTATATCTGTCCAAACTGCAGTGACTCGTCCAACAGCTGACTTCTTTTGTTCTCGACTAATTCTAGGAGCGGCGCCAAAGAAGACGTGGTCTGTTTGTGGTTCATCTGCAGTTGCAGCAAAGGTAGCTGCTTCTTCTATAGTGTTAAAGTAGTAGGAGCTCGAGCCCGACTTGTCGGCGGAGACTACTTGTATTTCGACTAGTTCTTCTGGCTTAAGATCGGAGAAGATTGCTTGAAATAGTTCTAGAGCCTGCTCCATATTGTTCTCCGTATGAACAAAGATGTGGGAGGGAGTTCGGCGCTCCCTCCCACTAGATTCGTAGCCTGTTGCTTGTTGCTTTACAGCAGTGCGAGAACTAGACTCCGAACGACCAGTCGCCTGACGTGGCACCAGCAGATTCTTCATCTGCGGCGGGCATACTTCCTGGAGGCAAGACGTTGTTCACGCGTGCGACCGGGCGACCCTGATACATCTCTTGTGTGATGACCAGAACAACTTCGGCTCCGATAAACTCATCCGTCTCCAACTCGAAGTTCGGATCGGACAGCTCCTCGGCGGTAACGCCCAACGCTTCCACAGTGCGCTTCAGGTTCCAGAGGCTCTTCTCGGTCAGCGTGGTGTTGTGATACAGCTTCGCGCCGGCGAAGTCGCCACCGGTAATCGTGAAGATCCAGTTCAAGTACTGATTGCCGGCTTTGGACGTACCAGGCTTCACTTCGCCCAGCTGCGCCTCATAGACGCCGGCGGGTACGACTTCTCGATCAGTCGAAACTGCACTCAGATTAACAACAACCTTTCCCATGGTTCGTTTCCTTTCGTTTGTACGTATGGTGCATCATTCACTACTCAACGTGCTCGACTTCTTCACCTCCTTCTATAGACAATCCGCGCACGCCCAAACTGTCTACGTTGTCGAATAGCATCATCACGAAGTTTGCAACGTCAGCACACTCCTCCATGGCATCTTCGACATCATCACGTGCGAGCGCTTCTTCAAGCTCGACAAGCTCTTGTCGCGCGCGCCTGATGCAGTATGCAGAACCCTTCTTGCGCCAGCCACCTTTGTGATCATTCTTGGCTAGCTTGTACTCCATACCTGTCGCGAATCGTATTACGGAGGGTCGAATATTTCTGGGATCAGGCAACGCTAGCTTCATCGACATCACTTGAACCTTTCAATGCAGTATCTGCTGCCTGCTCCGCTCGCTCCTCTTCTTCAGTAATGAGGACTTGCGGCGGCTTCACGCCTTCGTAGCAAGCACTGTAGATTACTTGCATCGTTGGGTCTTCAATGCGTGAACCTAACCGACCTTGCGGTGTGCGATCCTTTGCTCGGGTACCTTGGAACGGCTGTACTTGTAACAATCTCTTCTGTGCCCGGGCAGAACCCGTTACGGATAGCCACCCTGCTATGTCGAAGTACTTCTCGACCTCCCAGGCAAGCTTTCCAGTCATGAGGGGCGTACGGTAGAGAACACTCGTCTGTGCATCTGCTGTGTACTGTTCTAGCGTAGTACAGATGAGATGTAGTGGGAGATCCTTTGCTGCCTTGAGCATACGACGGAACGTAAAGGTACACCACATCCAATCGTCCTGCCAAGGTACGTTAGGATCCTTACCCGATTTACCGGCCTCTGCCTGCAACCTCTCGCGCATGAACATCAGATAGAACTCTTGCAGATCGTCTAGGATTAGCGTCTTAAACGGGTTCTCAGCTCCCTTGAGCAATCTCAGAGTCTTCAGCAATTGTGCCGAGCTCTTGATGTGCTGTACATAGAGGTTCGGTCGATCACTCACGCTCATGGTTCCTGCGTCGATGTCGCATAGGATCACAGGGGCCATTTCAGGTACTTCAGATGCTGACGCTGCCAAGCGTGTCTTGCCTACGCCTGGTGCGCCATAGAAGAGGCCACGGAACGGTCCAAGGGATTCTGCTGCTGTAGTGATGGGGAGTCCTGAGCCCTTGATGAACTTTGCAACGGGGTCTACTAGTCCAATGTCTTGAGTCACGTAGTATCACCTCCTTTCTATACGAATTAGGCGCTGTACTATATTTCAATTATAACATAAATTTGCTGAGAAGTCAAGTACTCTCTTGCAAGTCATTGCTAAGGGAGCAGGTACAGGACTACTCAGTATCTGGACCCTCCGGTATAGCGTCATAGCTTCGGGACTGGAAGTCTGTCGACAGTACAAAGTCGAGTTGCTCTTTAGGTACGCCTGTGTTGAGGAACTCACACGGTACCTTGAACGGGCACGATGCGCACTGCCAACCTAATGGTCCCGGACTCGGATACAGTACTGTGTTCTCATCCAGCATCTCAAGCACGGTTGCCTGGAAGTGATTGAACCACGTGTACAACTCCATCAACTGATGCGGCACTGTAGCTCTGACGAAGAACGTGTTTTCCTTCGCGCGCAAGAGCCTGATGTAGTCTTCGTAGATACTCAACGGATGCCCCTGTGCTTCCGCCTCAGCGATGAAGGTCTCAGGTGTAGTGTCCTGGTTCTTCGCTGTTGACAGTAGTCCAGACTTCAATAGCCGCGGTACTGTTGGGATCTTCTTGCGTAGGAAGTTGTATACGACCCCTTTGATCCCACGCGGAAAGCGATCATCTTCTTGAGTAGCCCAAAGATATGCCATACACTGCTCATCAAAGAACAAGTTCGACCACTGACGAGGCATCTGAGCCGCTGTCTTGTGTTCGAGTAGGAAGTAGTCGCCGTTCGGCATCTGAATCACTCCATCAGCTGTACCGACCAACTCCACACCATCACCCAACAACGGTATGGGTACGCGGAATCGTGTCTCTGGCATTACTACCTTAAAATCGTCGACAGTACGTGCCCACCTCAAGTAGTGGTTCAGTACGCCACTCCCCATGTCTGCCGAATCCTCCAACTCGATCTGTTGCTGTGGAGTCATCTCAACTTCTGCTAGAGCAGCCATCTCGCGTAGCACCCACGCTTCCCACGCATTCGACAATGCTCTGGGATCTCGTTCGGGCGACCCGTAGTATGCAGCTAGAGCGTAGTGAACACCACGTCCCAACCACAAGTGACGATTAGGCCGTTTCGGTTCGAGATTGCGTTGAAGTCCAGATGATAGACCCCATCGCGTTCTACACGCCTTGAAGCTACGTACGTCGCTAATGTGAATGTTAATCGCCATCAGGAAACATCCCTTCGATGATCCCCAGGAATGGATTGTCGATGTCCTGGCCAGCACGTTGCCGCCGGTGCGCCCTGACCAAAGCCTCTGCAAGCTTTACAGAATCCGTACCATCACTAGCTTCTGGTTCGCAGCCGTTAGTGATAGTCTGTTTTAGGACCTTAGTAGCGCTCTCAAAGACATCGATCCAGCGGTCAATGTTAACCACATTGAGTGGGTACGTCAGTATGTTATATAAGAAGATCCGTGTGGGACAGCTGTCAAACTTGGCACACTTACGGCACTCCTCAAACGCTTTCTCGGCCTCGTGTTTGATGCTCTGCGCAAGTACGTAGGCTTGATGCCGATATGGACTACCTCTCTTACGCATCGTTCTCATGATGTCGAAGATGACGACCGCATCGTTTACATCCATCGCGTTCAACGTCCACGGAGGTGCGTTACGAGCACGATCTTCATGAATCTCTTCGCGGATTGTCTTCAATGCTTCAGCGATAAGCTCTTCCACGCCTGCAACATCTGGAATACCCTTTTGCCCTACCAACTCGTCGTAGGACATCTCGCCGCGAATGCGTCGCTCCCGAATCTCCATGCTTGTGATCTCACGCCACATCACTTTCTTGGCCTGATCAGCATCGAGGCTAATAGCGCGCATGTTGCCCATTTCGGTGACACGTTCGACGAGGTATGAGTGTAGATTGACCAGATGGTCGTTCTCCATCTCCGTAACCTCTAGCTCGCGTCCATCGCTTGTTGTCCAAATCTGCTTTCCGAATACCTTAGCCATTGTCTTCTCCACTGTTGAAAAAGTCTCGTAGCAGCGATGTCACTGCCTCCATACTACCAGTTAGCACTATGTACGTATGTCTGCTTGAGATCTCCTGTCCGATCTCCCGTGTGACTATACCCATCTGCTCAAGATCAGATAGAGCTCGATGAGCTGTCGGATACGTGCATTCTAGTCTCTCGCTCACCTCCCTTATGGTTAGACCACCACTCGCTTGTAGCACGTGTATCACGTTACCGCGTTTGCCGATCAGAGCCAGAGCTTCAAACACTAGCTCGCAAGCACTATCGTCTCCCGGGTACTCGATGTTGATGAACTTCTGCTTGACGCATAGCCGGTACGCTTCGTACAGCTCCAACCTACCGGTTACTTCATTATGCATCATGGCTATGATTGCAGAGGCAGCTCCCATGAATGTACCATCGTAGGTAATTTGAGATCCTGCTTCCCAGTAACCGCCCACAGCCAGCAGTATATCGTTGCCCAGAGTCCACGTGTCTCCTTGAACATCTGGCGACAACTCTCCGAATGGATACAGCGTACGATCTTCATCGCGCACTGCGGACAAATGCGATGCATCCGCAACTCCTTGCTCGGTTAAGCATAACGTGTATTGTTCCATATGTACCTACTCCATTGTGTTCATGACGTCTTTCCAATATCTGGAAAGCGCCTTGTATACCGTGATCAATTTTCCGTTATCCCCTGGCGTAGTTATTACGCCGTGCTGCTTCTTAGGACATAGTGGATCGTTTGGGTCATATTCCAGATACAACCATTTTGTCATGTCCTTGACTAAACAATTGAAGTTGTTCTCCAAAGACCCAATAGCTGCAGGATGTTTGCCCCGTGCGTGGTTGTTAGGCTTTACTGAGTCCGGCAACCGGATCTCGGCTGGTGGAAGTAATAGCACCACTGCAACCAGCAAGAATAGGACAAACGCTATGAAGTATCCAAAGACGCCGCCCCATGAGTTAGTCACTTAAAACCTCCACAGATACGAAGATGGCAGTGTTGACCTTGCACAATTCAGCCACTAAACTCTGCAGCGTTTCAATGATGATAGCACGCGCTTCAGCATCTCGGAAGTCACCACCAACACAACCTGCTGCCTGCTCTATCGACTCTAGCATCGAGTTAAAGTCAGCAATCAATAAACTGTCCTCACTGAACGTATCAGATATTAGGTTCCCCCCTCCCCCCTGTGCTCTTGCGTACGAGATCGCTACCTCACCACAGACGGGACATATGAGTTCGTTTATGAATTGCGTTCCTGTGAGCGTTGTAGTAAAAGAATGCTCACAATATTGACACTGAATCCGTTCTTCGTTCATGCTGAACCCTTCTCTCTAACCAGCTCGAGTCTGAACTCAAGCTCAGTCTTAGAACCTTTACGCGTATTACATGTCATGCATGCGGGAACGATATTGTCTATTGTAGTTGTACCTCCTACCTCAATGGCAAGACGATGGTCTTGAGTTAGAGGTTCTTCTGGAGTATACGGCGCTCCACAGTATGCACAACAATATTCGTACGCCTCAAGTACATCTGCCCACAGCTGCTCAGTCAACTTAGCTTGTGCACCTACACGTTTGCTTCTTCGTCTGGAGGATGACGCACGTACCTGCTTACCGCGCTTGGTCTGCCGGTACAACCGCTGCTGCTTCAACACACGCTCGCGATTCGCTTGATAGTACGTCCGATAATACTCAGTTTTGTCCTCCGCGCTTTTGACCATGAGTACACCCCCTCTCGAGTATCGGGTCATCGGTAACTTCGTTTGCTCTAAGCTCTGATAATATGTATAGCATGTAGTCAGCGTTCGCAGCACTCATGGTGTTCAAACCATGTAGAATGCCTAGTACAGTCTGCATCGTGGCTGCACGCTGTGACATGATCGGGATCTTAAATTTAGGTTTAATGACGTTGCCTCCGCACTGGGAGGGTAATGGCTAGGTTACCCTCCCTCACACAGAAAGGAGCACTACTCGTCTCGCGAATCCATCAATTCTTCGTACTCCGGACCCGCGTCAGAGTCAAGATAATCGAGCCCCGTAGCCCAGCGCATATCGTCGTCTTCTCGACGCCGCTTCTTCGTATCGTCACGTGTAGAACTAGCGTCTCTGCGCTGCTTCCACATTATATCGTCGAATACGATCTGGTCCACAGTAGGACCCATCCATCTGTTAAGTTGCCATAGCCCGCCGAATACGATAGCGATTCCAATTAGGAAACCCCCGGCACCAATATCTATCAACGTGATGATAGTGATGAAAAGGAGTATGAGGACTCGCTTCATTCTCGCACGGTTAACTCGTCCATGAGGATCTTAACTACATCCTCATCCAGAACGATCATATGTGCTACATGTACCGTACCATCAAAATGGAAGACGTGCCAACACCCGTTACCAACGTACGTGATGTTCGTAACGTCTGTCGCCGATATTGTAATTACATCGTTGGCTGTTCCTGTGCGGCCAGCTTCAGTCAACTCCATATTCTCCCTCATTTATATCCGTCGCAAATTTCGATGCGACGTCGTTGAATACCTCCGGTACGTCTTCATCACCTACAAAGCAGTCGAAGTAGTGACACGCGCGACGCGCCAACGACTCCGTGCTAACCTCTCCGAAGCGGCCCTCTCTATGCTCTTCGAAGACCCCCTCCATGTAGTCTATGATCGAGCCGCGATCTGGCGCAGGGGGCTGGGACTCTTCCACGACCTGATCGAGTCTTCGCTGCGTGGCTTCGAGCTCCTGCGGGTACATCCCGCCAGGTGCATTGTACCGTTCGTGTAGTTCCGTCCAAACGTTCGGCCATGCGTTGCGAAGTTTCTCCATGTTGCGGCTATCCGATCTGGACATAGCAGCCATGATGCATGCATAGAACGGGATGTCCTTTTGTGATAGCTTCTGAGCCTCTAGATAATCGTAAAGTGACATGATGTCTTCTCCTTAATCCAATACCCACGCACGGACGTGCCGTGTCTCCATGTCGCCGAATATCGCGACGTATGTATCTCTAGGTATGTCCAGAACTACTCCTCTTGTAGGTGAGCCCTTAAGAGCGTTCTTATCTCCTGGACGTACCCAATACTTCCATGAGCAACGTGATTGTACCCAACTGCCTCCGACCTTGACTAGATAGCCACTGTCCCGGACTATAAGTACAGCCGTCTGCTGATCGTGTACTGATTGAATCAACAACATCTTGTTTCGAAACTCTCCCCACAACCCATCGTCTACTGCACATATAGGGGCTGTCGCGAGATAAGGGTCCTCGCTTCGAAGCAAGTTACCTGGTTCGTGATAGTACGTCGCTAAGCCGTCAAGGTCTGCGGAGCTAGCCTGTATGAACATCCATATGG